CTGCAATCACAGGCGGCGTTTGAGGCTGCTCAGGACGCTTTGACCTCTGAGCCGAACAGCAAAGAGGCTACAGAAAACGCAGTATAATTTCCTTCTCCGGCTGAGGTCTAACGGCGGCGCTTCCGAACCTGCCCTACACGCTCGGGGATCACTCTCTTCCTGCCTTCCTGCCTCGCCTGACGTTACCAAGGCGCTCTTGCATCTTGCGCATAACGTATTTACCCATGTCTGCCGCTGCGTCGTCAATAGCTCCCTGCATGGCTGGCTGCAGAATGTTCTTGGCGTGATCGTCGTCGGCCCCTTTTATTGTCAAGACGGCAAACGGCTTGTCGTTGATGGAGGAAGGCTTGGCAGCGTCTGCCTTGCCGTATTTTGAGCCAAGGTCGGCAGCCTTTCCTGAAGCTGTCTTAAGCCCTTTAACTTGCTTCCCAAGTTGTTGCGCAAGATTGAGCCAAAGCGATTTCGAGTAATTGATGGCAACAACGCGACGGCTGCGGATAAACTTGGCTAATCTTGCGTTCCCCTGCCCTTTGACCTTGGTTCCGTATTTGGTATGGCCGGAAGCGGCGTAGGCGTTGAACATTCCAGACTCATAAGGCATGATATCAGCGCGTTTGGCGGCTTTGGTATTCCTTGCGGCGAAGAAAGCAACGTCACCAGCCTTTTTGTTCACGGCATCGCCGACATCAAGCCTAGACTCCGCAATGTATTGATTCAGCATGCGGTTGAACTCGACGATATTGACCTTTATCTCAGCCATGCCCTACCCTAATCCGAATTGACCCAATCCTCAACCGCATCGCCTAGAATCTCACGGGCCTTGCCGGATGCGCCCTCCCCTGGTGGCACTAGATCGATCTGGGATTGATGCAGCGCGACGTTCCGATATTGCAAGCCAATTGCGAACGGGAGAACGTCCATGTAATAGGCATGGGTCTGCCCGGGGAGAGCGGAGGAGACAAGGCAGCAATACTCAACCCATCCGCTCACGACTCCCCCAGCGTGTCGATGTTTTTCGAGCTGGTCCCGGTCGAGTCGATTTCAGCCGACACGGTTTGGATGTCCGAAAGCATGCTCGCGAAGATCGTGACCGCCTCCTCCTCGATCTTCTGGCTCCAGACGCCAGAGAGCGAATCCCACCAGGAGAACATCTCCGATCTGGCTCGGTCCTTGTTGAAGGCCATCGTTCGCACCTTGTCGATAGGATTGACGCAAACCCAAATCGCGATGACGGCATCGGTGAACAGCTCGGGGTAAGTGCCCGTCTCATCCGTCGCAGCCTTGCCCGAAAACATCGCGGAACCGATCACTCGCGCAGCATTCACCCGCGTAGGCGTGAGAGGCTCAAGAGGCTGGCCGTTGAAGACGTAGGACTGGCAACGCGAGGTCACATCGTCAGCGGTTACGGTCTTGATTTCAATGTCATCAAAAGAGATGCCACCCGTGTTTTCAGTTTCTTTTTTCGTTTTCATTTTACCCATCTTTTCATCAAGCGTTTAAAGTCTTTGCCCTGCGGAATTATGATCGGAAAGAAGTCCTCGCGATCGATCTTGAGCGACGGCCTCGCGGCCTCCCAGACATCGCGCAGCTCCCGATAGTTTGCGATCCATGCCTTGACCCACGCGAACATGGCAGGCATCCAGATGATCGAGAGTTTCGCGGCTACGGCCCCACCATTGCGCGTTCGCATGGCTTTCATTTCCGCCGACATCGCGGAGAGCTTTTCGGCGGCGATGCGCTCTTGATCGGAGACATGAAGGCAATCAACCTTGAATTTGCCCTCGGAGAATTGACGCATGTGATAGACCGCCGCCCATGCGTGCAGAGCTTCGATGTCGTCGGCGATGGACTGCCATTCGTCCTGCGTCCTGCACGCGATCAGACGCGCAGGGATCGCCTCCCATTCGGTCATGTCGGCATCTGGCGACGCCCACACCTTAGCAACCGCCAAGGGATTGCGTGTGGCCATGTCCAAGTAATAATGGACATTCCCCGGCTCAATCTTTCCCTTTGAGTCCCGTTCGTATTTCCGAACCGTGGAATACGTATTTGAAATGCCGGGAGTCCCAGGTTCAAGCTCAATGCCCAATGTGACGCAGCACGCCAAGAATTTAGGGCACTGCGTCGGGATGATGTTGACGTTCACCTGCATCGTTTCTTTTTTCCGCCCCTAGTTAAGTCATCAAGTGATATCAGGATGACGCGTGAAGTTTGCGGTGGCCGTCGCAAGACTGCCTCGCGATTGCGTAATTTCAATGTCATCCACGTACCAACCGCCTGGGACATAGCCACCTGCTGCGGATCCAACATGGAAACCGGTAATCGCATTTGTGATGGTTTCAGCAGTTCCGAAAAGCAGATTGGTAGCGCCTCCAAGAACGCCAGCGAAAGTTGAAGTATTCACTTCTCCAGTAATGGTGCAGTTTGCGCTGACCAAAAAGTTATGGACGAAACCCGTCGGGGATCCAGACTTGTTCTCGATCAAAATCTTTTCATCAGTGAAGCTTTGACGAAAGTCAGAGATATTGATAGCGGTTTCGGCACTGACTATGCCCTTCTTGAAGTCGGCTGCGTTTTTGTATTCGGGAGTTGGCATGGCTCAGATGGGTTGAATGGTTGCGGCAAGAGAATAGGTGACGATTCGATCTCCCTCGTTCTCGACGGTGCGAGGCGCGCCGATCATTTCGACGGGCTGACCCGATGGCATCGCGAAGGATGAAGCGGAGTAAATGGAGAGTGTTTCTTTCGCCGCATGCGCAGTGCCCACCATGTCCATAACAAGCTGGCGCTCGTCGCTGTTTAGGTTCCTCGTTTCGATTTCGATGGCGACATCGTAAAGCTTTGTCCCGATGGGATTTTCAGCGCCTAGGACGACGCTGATGCCGATGGATCGTTTTTCGCGCTCTCCCGGTTGAGTGAAGCCCCAGACAGAAAGAGACGGGAAAGCATCTCGAAACACGCGAATCACGGTGTCCTCGACTCTGCTTTCCAGATCTGGGAGGGTTTCAGTCATTTACTGCGGTCAATACCGATACTTGAGTTCCTGCGGGAGTGACTTCTGTGATGCGATACCGTTGGGCCTTGCGAATCAATTCGTCACCAGGGCTTGCGGTCGTTCCGCGGTTGATGATCGTCGCCGTGATGCTCTGCTCTCGATTGTCGAGGCCCATCATCGACGCCTCTTGCGAAATGCTTCCAAGCTCCACGTGCGCTCTCATCTTTTGGCCGTTGATCTCGATCAATTCCCCATCGAATGCTTGTAGGTCAGCAATCGCAGAGACTTGATCGAGTTCAGCGTAGTTCATTTCAATGCGGCTTTGATTCGTGCCTTGATAAACGACGGGCAGTCTTCGCTTTCGGCAAATCCTGCTAGGTTTTTGCGCTCGTCCTCGATGATGGTTTTCGCAGCATCAAGTCCTGCGAATTGGTCGATCCGGTCCAGGATGGCGACGATTCGCACGGCGCGATCCGGCAGGGAGTCGGAGGAGGAAGAAACGAAAACCTCCTCCGACTCGGGCTTCTGCTGGGGCGCGGAATTCATTAGGAGACGACCGAAATGGTAGCGGTAGTTCCGGTGTTGTCGCCGCCGCCGGTTTCCACGGTGAACCGGACCGCCAAGTAGGCGGCTGCGGTTTGCGGGACTTGGAAGTAGATGTCGGTGGCGGCGAAGCCCGTCGTTCCGGTGATCACCTGGCTCTGGTTCGGCACTTCGGCGGCGAAGGTCACGCCGTCGGCAGAATCCCAAAGCGCCACGGTGAGCGTCTTGGTCGCGACGAGAACCGAATTCAACGGAAGCTCGACTTTGACTTTGAGCGCCTCGCGGTGCGGTCCGGTTCCTCCGATGTAAAGACCGGAAGAGGTGACGGCTGCGGCTGCGGCTGGCAGTGCTTGAGTGGTCGCGGTAATTGCGTCCTTAAGGTTGCGATGATTGACAGTTTGCATGGTTATTGCTGGGTGGTGTTGTCAAAACCTCAGACGGTTTCGGCGAGGGAGATCGAATTGGTGATGTAGATCGGGATGCCGTTCCACTCGTTCGGAAGCGGAGCGGGAGCGCCGTTCGTGGTGGTCGCGGTGCGGCTAGCTTGAAGCTGGCGTTGGCTGCGCGGCGTCATGAAGATCGCGTTCGGCTCTTGGCCGTTCGTGAGGAACTTCTCAAACGCTTGGAACAGGAGGGCGTCGGTGAGGGTCTTGTTCGTGTCGGTTCCGATTTTCTTGATGCGCACAAGTGCGTTTTTGTTGGAGAGGCGGGGAGCGACTCGACCGGAGACATAGGAAACCAGAGCGCGGAGCTTTTTCCCGGCTGCGGATTCGACGGTTTCCTCCATCCAATCACCCATGTTGAGGGTCGTGCCATTGCCGTAGACATGGTCACAGTAACCATCTCCAAGGCGCAACATAAACACGGAGGTGAGGGCGGTGGAACCATCGGCATCGACGGTATGGCTGGCCGCACTGTTGGCCTGGGCAAGGAGGCCGGGAGCCGCCTTCAAATCAGATCCGCTTTGTGCCGTGCCAGCGTAGTAATTTTGGACCCCGATATGCTTCACAACGCCTTCAAGGACGGTGCGAGCGGTGGACTCCATCACTCGGGCGGGATCCTTGGAGGCTTGAAGCACACCTTGAATGTCGATCACGATGGGGTGTTCGATCACCTGCGTTTGGAAAATGCGGCTTTCGAATTGTCCGATGCTGGGAGTCGTGCCTTCGTTGGCGTTACGGAATCCAACGGTGGCCGATGCGGTGTTGACGCTGAGTTCAACCGATCCGCCTGCGATGACATCCACGGGGAAGACGCGAGCTTCGGGAGCGACAACGGCAACCTCGGAGATGAGCGGCGCACCGATACCGGCGTCGAGCTTGGCGACATCGATGAGGGTCACGGATCCGGCCATCGAGCGGTGGAACTGATCGCTGGAGGACTCCAAGTAGTTGCGTTGAATCTCGCGCTCCTTGGAATAATCGGTCACGATGATGTTGATGCCGCGAGCGGCGAGCGGAGCCTTGGCGGCGTTGGCAAAGCTGGTGAGCATTGCAGCGCGAGTGCCTTGGGCGGGTTGGTCGTCGTTGGAGTCCATGGCGCGAGGGGTGGAGATAGGAGGGTTTTTCGAGGCGAGGATGTCGAAGGTGCGAGCCTTGAAATCGTTGACCGATTCGCCGGAGCGTTCGGCCTTCTTGATTTCGTCGGAGGGAATACCGGCGAGGCTTCCCACGCTGCGGATCTCTTCAAGTCGAGCGACTTCAGCGCGAGCGAGTTCAGCGGCTCGGGCTTCGATTTGCTCCTTGGCGATCTGCGGCTCGATTGCGCGAACGGCGGGGGCTTCGATGACTTCGGGGGCGCTCGCCACGGTCACCGAAGGAGTCTCGGGATCGGTGGCACGGTTGTTTTCTTCGGGTTTGTTCATGGCGATGTAAGTGGTGAGTTTCAAGGCGCGTTGGCCAAAAATGGATTCAGCGGAGTCTTCTCGCACGGTTGCGGAGTCGTCGGCAGGAATTGCGACAACGGAAATTTCGAAAGGCTCCCAATCCGTGATGCGATAGGTATCCATTCCGCTCTTGGAGTCGGTGGCCTCAAGCACCAGGCCGTGGACGCGATAGCCAACGGAGACTTTCGAGCGGATCCCGTCCTTGATGTCTTGAAAGATTTCCTCGGCCTCTTCGGACCTAGAAAAGCGAACGGTAGCGATTCCCTGCCGCCCAGAAATGGCAGCGGACTCGATTACACCGATCTGATTGCGCGAATTATGCTCAAGAAGGAGCGGCGCGGAATTGTTGAGGCGATCAAGTCGAACGGAAGTCGGGCTGTGATCGAGAATCTCTCGGCCAAAGTATCTTTCAACCTGGTCCGTTTCGGTCGAGAAAATAACGTCAACAGTCCGCGCTTCCTCATTAACTGAGGCACGATTAAGATCGAATGATCTAACTTGCGGAGCGAATGCCTGTTTTTTCCCTGCCATTGTAGGCAGAGACGACAAAAAGAATTTCTAGTGCAAGCGGTTTTTTTCTATCCGCTTTTCGGACTAGTAAATCTCACGGCTCTTCTTCCCAGAATCTCCCCGCTTCGGACATTGCCGATAGCGCATCCTCTTTGTCATCGTCGGACATTGATGATTTTTTGATGATCGCAGCGATCTTGTCGAGGATCGCGTTTTGAGCTTCCAGCAGATCGGTGACGCTGGCGAGTTGGCCCTTGAGCTTTTTTGCGGTGAGTTCTTTGACCTCGGCATCGGCGAGCGTTTGCCGGATCTTGGCCTCCTCTAGCGATTCGCCGCCGGTGATGGATTCATTCCTTTGGCGCTCTTCGACAAGCCGCAGCAGTTTTCGCGTGTCATAGAGCTTCGCGCCCTTTGGCCCATCCTCGTAGGGAAGGCCCAGGTTCTCCGCTCGCTTCCTAACGGTTTTCCAGCAGCCTCCGATCAATTCGGCGATCTCATTTAGGGAGCGGTTCATGATTCCTGTTGTGGTCTATTGCAAATTTCTTGCGCTAGCGAGCGAGAAAAAGCGACT